ACGTTGTCCTCGGTGCGGGCGATCGCAACATTGGCTTAGCGCGCCTCGGAGGCCTGGTTCGCGGTGCCGGCATGGATCACGACGAGATTGTGAATATCCTCCGCATGGCCAATCTGAGGCGCTGCAATCCACCACTGCCGGATCGGGAGGTGCTCATGGTGGCCAAATCCATCATGCGCTATCCGATTGACCGTGCCTGGACTGCATGGCAGGACGAACTCGACCGACAAGCCGAAGAGTGGAGCAAGCGAGGTGACCATGACGACCTCCCGTTCTAATGACGACGCTCCGCCAATCAAGCTAGTCAATTGGTCGGAATTGCCTGTTGCATCTAGCCCCTACCTAGTCAAGAACGTGATCGCCAAGTCGGCGTTCGGCATCATCTATGGTGCGCCCGGATCCATGAAGTCGTTTTTAGCGATGGATCTGGCGTGCCATATTGCCATGGGTCGGGATTGGCACGGCGCGCGGGTCAAGCAGGGGCCAGTTTGCTACATTGCCTGTGAGGGCGGGGACAGCATTGGCCGACGCATGCTCGCATGGCGGCAATTCTACAATGTGGCTGATGAGGAGGCGCCTGAGGTGCCTCTTTTCGTGATACGGCAGACGGTTAATTTTGGCACGAAGGAAAAAGGCGACAATGACGCGGGTCGGGTGTCCAATCGGATCACCGAGATCGAAAAAGAGCTCGAACGGAAATTCTCACTGATCATTGTGGACACTGTTTCGCAATCACTAGCTGGTCAAAACGAAAATTCTCCGGAAGGGCTCGGCGCGTTCATATTTCTGATGAACAAACTGCGCGAACAGACGGAGGCAGCCGTTTTGGGTGTCCATCATACGGGCAAGGACGCAGAGAAGGGGGCTCGCGGTTGGTCAGGCCTGCTCGGCGCTGTTTCGACGGAAATTGCCGTGGTCGCTGAAGACGGTTTCGTCGATTTCAAGGCCACGAAGCAAAGGGACATGGATAAGGCGAAATGCGACTTTTGTTTCGAGCCTCAAGAGGTCGCATTGCTCGATCAGGACGGCGAGGAGCTCGTTGACGAAGACGGGGATAGGCAAACCACCCTGATCATGTCTTTAGCCGAAAATGGGCGTCCTGAGCGGCCCGATCCGTTGCCGAAACCGGCTAGCTTCGTTCTGTCGCAGCTGTGGGAGGTCATTGATCCGAAGAACAACAATTCAATGGCCGTGCCAGGTCAATCCGCGGACCGTTCATATGGGCCCGCGTGCCCTGAGAATATGAGGGGCATGCTGATGAGCAATCTGCGTGACATCTGCAAAGCAAGCCCCGACCTATCCAATGGCAAGAGCCGCAATGCTCCGACCGAGGCCTTTAGGAAGGCCGTCAAATGCCTCGAAGGACGAGGCCTTGTCGTGGCCCAGGATGACTGGATCTGGCCCTTGAGCAAAGAGACAGAGGTGCCGTTTTGAGCCGCACAACACGCACAATAACGCACAATATTGTGCGGGACTGTGCACGCATGCTCACGCACAATCTCCCCTATAGGGGATTGTGCGGTGAGCGGCAGGGGGGTCAAATCAGGCGTTGCACAACGACACCGCATTGTGCGGTGGATGAAGATTGACAGGACAGGCACCATATGGTTAGGGTGCAGATGATAGGGAGAGCGAACATGAACGCAGCACTGAAGGCATTGGCAACCATCATCCTTGCAATAGCGTTTGGTGCGCTCATTGGTGCGGTGTCGGTACACACTGAGGATGCGGTCGTGCATGTGGATGATAGTGCCTATGTGGTACGGACCACTGAGGCCTATGAAATCTATCACACGGTCGGAACTGTTCTTGGGATGCAGGTCGTGTGTTTCAATACACCGGAAGGCTTGGCGGGCATACACGAGGCGGCAGCCATCGTGAACCGCCAAGATCGTGCGGCATATCAGATCTTCATGACCTCACCCTCAACTCCATGTGTGGACCTCAAGATGCAGATAGGTCAGACGATGCCGATGGCAATCATACGCCACGTTGAGCGTGTGAAGAGCGAAGGGCGGTGCGTCGACATCTACTTAGCGAAGGTGGATGCACCCGACACCACCCCCTTCCTGGTCCTGGCGGACTGCCCCGGTCCCGACAAAGTCAAGGGTTGGAACATTTAATTATTAACGGCGGCCATGCGGCCGCGTGGGTGGTAGGGCGACTGTCCAGCTACCTTGGAGAAGGCCGTCCTATGTGGGCGGAACGAAGGCTCGTTTTGTTTTTGGATAGAAGTGAGACAGCTGGAGACAACCTATACACCCTCCGCTGTCTCATTTCAGTACGACGTTAACACTCTAGGACCTCACGGGAACTCAAGTGATATGATAGTCAACCGATCCAACCTCGCTGACGTTCTGGGTGTGGCGCTGACCACAGTCGACACATATAGGCGACAAGGGATGCCGATCGCTCAGGAAGGATCACAAGGCAAGGAGTTCCAGTTCGATACGAAGGAGGTGATCGAGTGGCTGATCACTCTCAAGGTCGGCGGTGGTGAAGGCGGCAAGGTCTCGACGTACGAGATGAGCCGAGCCCGCGAGAAGGCAGCGACGGCACGCATGAAGGAACTGCAACTGGAGGAGATGGAAGGTCGGATGCTTGACGTCGACGACATCATGGCACCGATCGAGGAGCAGTACGGTGTCGTCAAGTCACGAGTGCAAGCGATACCTGGACGCATGGCGCAGACACTTGCACCTGAGCTCAGCGCTGCCGCAGTCGAGCGAATGCTCAAGGCCGAGATCAATCAGGCACTGGCCGAGTTGAGCACCGATGCCATCAACTAAAGCCGCTCTGTCAGAGTTCTCCCGCCGGTTGAAGGAGGCGAGGCGCACGATCCTCGCTCCGCCGCCGACGATGACTGTGCCAGACTGGGCGGATCAATACCGACACCTCTCGACTTCCGCAGGAGCGGTCGGCGGTCCGTGGCAAACGGAACGCGTCGAGGTGGCTCGCGGTCCGATGATGGCTGTCACCGAGCCAGGCGTGACACGGATCACTGCCATGACTTGCACGCAGCTCCTCAAGACTTCGCTGCTCGAGAACGTGATCGGCTACTTCATGCACCTCGATCCGTGTCCGATCCTGCTGACCCAACCTAAGGACGAGAGCGTCGAGGCGTTCAGCAAGGAGCGCCTGGTCCCGATGCTGAAATCGTCGCCGGCGCTGCGCAACCTCACCAGCCCGCGTGAGAAGTCACGCCAGACTGACGACACGATGCGCTTCAAGCGCTTCCCTGGCGGCTTCCTTGCTATGGCATCGGCCGGCTCACCTTCCAACCTTGCCATGCGCGCAATCCGCATCGCGCTCCTCGACGAGATCGACAAGTACGAGCCGACGAAGGAAGGCGACCCGATCATCCTGGCCGAAGAACGGATGGCCACGTTCAGCACCAACAGTCTCTCGATCCGGGCGTGCTCTCCGACGTGGGAGGAGACGTCGCGGATCTTCAAGTCCTACATGGACGGCGATCAGCGTCGCGCCTTCGTGCCGTGTCCTCACTGTGGTCACGAGCAGGTGCTCGACTTCTTCAAGCACGTGGAGTGGGAGAAGGACGAGGCAGGCGGACACAAGCCGGAGACGGCCGCGCTCTACTGTGAGGATTGCGGTGGCATCTGGGAAGAGGCCGAACGGATCCGGCAGATCACAACGAGGGGCGGTGTCAAGCACAGGCAGACACGACCCTTCTATTGCTGCGACGAGTTCCAGGAGCCGATGGAAACACGATCCTGGGATTGGGACGAGGAGCACCAGGTCGGGTATGCTACTTGCACGAAGTGTGGGAGCCGGCCGGTTGCCAACCGTCACGCGAGCTTCACCGCAAGCAAACTATACTCTCCTTTCATCACAATCGACGAGCTGGTGTCCAAGTGGTTTTCCTCTAAGGACGATCCTGAGGCCAAACAAACGTTTTACAACACTCAGCTTGGCCTTCCGTTCAAGGCGGATGTCGCCAAGGAGATCAACCATCATTGGCTCGCGAGCCGTCGTGAGAACTACACGAGCGAGGTGCCGGAAGGTGTTGGCATCCTGACGGCAGGGATCGACGTGCAGCCACAAGCGCAGAACTCGCACGGTCGGCTCGAGATCGAGGTGGTCGGTTGGGGACTGGGAGAAGAGTCCTGGTCCGTGGACCAAAAGGTCTTGATCGGCGATCCGGCCAAGCCTGAGATATGGCAGGAGCTGGACGAGTACCTCATGAAGCCGTGGCGCAACCACCACGGCGTGGAGTTGAGGATCGCCGCAGTGTGCGTCGACTCTGGCGGCCACAATACGCAGGATGTCTACTCCTTCTGTCGGCCGCGGATGGCGCGCAACGTGTGGGCGATCAAAGGCGCCTCCGATCGGAACAACTCGTGGGCCAATGTCTGGCCGCCGCTCGCGAAGGAAGCGCAGTCGAAGAAGTATCGTGTTGGATACAAGCCGATCATGGTCGGCGTGAACGCGGGCAAGGAGGCAATCCGCCAACGTCTATTGGTCGAGGAACCCGGTCCGGGCTATTGCCATTTCCCAGTTGAGCGATCAGATGCTTGGTTTGAACAGCTCACTTCCGAGAACCTCACCATCGAGCGCCGGCAAGGAATGACGGTTCGGAAGTGGACGCTGAAGAAAGGTCTGGCCAACGAGGCACTCGATTGTCGCGTCTATGCTTACGCTGCTCTCCATGGGATGTATCACGTCAGAGGGTTGCAATTGAGTAAACAGTGTGAGACAATCGAGGCTCTTCGTCCGGGAATGGTTAACCAACAGCAGCCTGTTCGACGAGGCAATCGCGGGCGATCGAAGTTCATGGATGGTTAAATGGCAACACTGAGCGAGCTCACCACGCAGTTGACTGCGATCAAAGCGGCCAAAGCTACTGGCGCCCTCACTGTTCGGCATGGTGACACCCAGACCACGTACCGGTCCCTCGCTGAGATGGACGCGATCATCTCCGACATTCAGGCCGAGATCGACGCGTTGAGCGGTGTCTGCCGCAAGCCGCGTTACATCCGGCAGAACCGACGAGGCTTTTGATGGCGATCCTTGACGGCCTGAAGAACAAACTCACGAAGACCGTATTTCGCGCTTTCGACGCCGGCCGTTCCGGCCGACGTCTGACCAGCGTGCCAAAGACAACGGTCGCAATCAATACGCTGATCAAGCGCTACGGTAAGAACGTGGTCGCACGGTCGCGCTATCTGTCCGAGAACAATCCCTACACCACACAGGCACGGAACGCCTACGTCGCTGCATTGGCAGGTGATGGCATCAAGCCGTCGTCGCTGATGAAGGATCGGCCGCCCGAGGATCGTGAGCAGCTCATGGAGCTGTGGTACGACTGGACGGATGAGGCCGACGCGGACGGCATCACTGACTTCTACGGTTTGCAGTCGCTTGTCGCGACGGAGCTGTTCGAAGCGGGCGAGTGCTTTGTCCGGTTCAGGCCGCGCCGCCAAGGTGATATGTCGACCGTGCCGCTGCAGGTGCAGCTCCTCCCGTCGGAAATGCTGCCCTACGACGACGGCAACCTCGTCAAGAAGATCGGTAACAATGTGGTCGAGATGGGCATCGAGTACGATGCGATCGGTCGCCGCGTTGCCTACCACTTCCACCGTCAGCATCCTGGCGCAGAGGTAGTCCGCTTCGACGCTCAGACTACGGTGCGCGTGCCGGCCTCCGAAGTCCTGCACATCTTCAATCCGATCCGCGCTGGTCAGAGCCGCGGTGTTCCGGCGACGCTGTCTTCCATGATCACGCTCGCCATGCTCGATATGTACGACGACGCCGAACTGGAAAGGAAGCGCACCACCGCGCTCTTCTCCGTGTTCGTCACGCGGCCGAAAGGTGAGGACGCGGATCATCCGCTAGGTGGTGCAGGCGTTCATGTCCAGGAAGACCAGCAGGACGTGATCGGCAGCAACCAGATCAACAACGAGCAGTTCAATCTGGAGCCGGGTGCAGTCATTGACCTCGGCCTCGGCGAGGATGTTCGCTTCGCAACGCCGGCCGATGTCGGCAACCAGTATGAGGCCTTCGAATATCGGATGCTCATGCGCGCCGCATCTGGCATGGGTGTTCCCTACGCCAGCATGACTGGCGACCTCCGCCGCGCCAACTACGGATCAATTCGTGCGGGTCTCGTCGAGTTCCGACGCAAGATCCAGGCGGAGCAACACAAGACCATGATCTTCCAGTTCTGCCGTCCGATATGGCAGCGCTGGTTGGGACTGGCTGCAATCAATGGAGATCTGCCGTTCAGCGCGACAGAGTTCGAAGCCAGCCGACGTGATCTGTCTCGCGTCAAGTGGGTGCCGCCGCGGTGGGATTGGGTCGATCCTCAAAAGGATCTCACCGCTGAGAAGATCGCAGTCGAGAACGGCTTCAAGTCACGCAGCGACGTGATCGAAGAGAGTGGATACGATCCGGAGGAAATGGACGCGCGGATCGCCGCAGACAAAGAGCGGGAGGAACGCCTCGGTATCAAGATCGGCGCGCAACCGCCCGCACCCGCACCGGCTCCAGGTCAGGAGCCAGTTGAAGACGAATCGGAGGAGAATGACGATGGCGGGGAAGACGAGGCTGACGAAGATGCCGAGTAAGAACCAGACATGGTTTAAGGCCGCGGCGAAGAACGGCGTCGGCGAGATCACGATCTACGAAGAGATCGGGATGTTCGGCATCGGCGCCAGTGAGTTCAACGCCTCGCTTCGTTCCATGAAAGGCGTGGACAAGATCCGCGTGCATATCAATTCACCGGGCGGCAGCGTGATCGACGCGATCGCCATCTACAATAT